TGTAGAGGTACTGTGTCACGACATCGTACCTATTGTGTCTTTGACAAATGAAGAAAAAAGCAACTGAGGATCAGTTTAACGAGCTTCACAACCTTGTTACTTCTGAATTCCTCGCACGTATTAAATCTGGTGAAGCCAGTACTCAAGATCTCAAAGCAGCTTGTGACTGGTTAGCCAAAAACGACATCAGCGGTGTTGCATATGAAGGCAATCCGTTGGACAAACTGGCTACGGTAATGCCTAAAATCGACCCTGAAATGGTACAGAAGAGGCTGTATGGCTCGAAGCACATCTGATTACTATAAGTCAAACCCTGGTGCTAGACGACGCCGGTTAACGCAGCAAAAACGGTACAACAAGACTGCTAAAGGTCTTAAGATCCGTACTGCTGCTAACAAACTGAATAGAAAACTTGGTACTTATGGAAATGGTGACGGTAAAGATGCGTCTCACACAGGACGTAACAAGGGTAAACTTGAGACACCCTCTAGAAACCGACGTAGACCCCGCACCAATAAGAAGTACGCATGACCCCACTTCTGCCAAGTCCTGAACACTACCTGCAAAACCTGATAACTATGACCAGTCCTGAAGCGAAACGGCTGTGGCGACGAGCCATCAAGGAACACTTCAACTGTCAATGTGTCTATTGTGGAAACTCTTATGAACTACATGAACTTACTCTTGATCACGTTGTACCTCGTTTTTATGGGGGAGAAACAACAACAAAGAATTTGGTTCCATCCTGCAGGAAATGTAATCAAAATAAAGGTACCAGCAACTGGCTGGCATGGATGAGGCAGACATTCGGTATTACGCCGAGAGAAAATCTGATTTTATCACACATTAAGTAATGGAAAAACCCAATAATCAACACGGGATTCCTAATGAAGTGTATTCTAGTTGGCTCGAAACTGCGACAAACGCCTATAAAGAACAAGGTAATTTAACGGGTGCTGCTCAATTTACCCACAACGATACCACGTATGTTGTTCGTAAAAAAGGTAATTATAAAGATGGTAGACCCCGATTTGCGATTACACCAAAACTAGATAAACAAGCTACTCAAGGTGCACGTGAACAAGGTTTAAAATCTAAACCTTTGACTAAAGAACAACGTGCAGAGTCTGCGGCTAAACAACAAGCTATCAGAGATGCTGGTCAAATTCCTGATCATTTAAATGAGCAGTGGATTGTTAACCAAACGCGTCAAAGTTCTACACCTGAAGAGTTTGAACGTATTCAACAGGTTTACCCTATGGGTCAAGACCCTGAAAACATTCAACCTTTAGATACCCAATCAGAGAACACTAAAAAAACATCTGATTGGCGCAAAGTACAACGTAGTTTAGGCCAGGCAGAAGCGACTAGACCTTCTGGGTCTTTGTTGTCACAGTTTTCGCCAGAACAACGCAGGCAATTAGATCAAGCTCCTGATTTAAAATCTAAACAAGATTTAATTACACAATTTAAATCAGATAAAGGTACACAACGCCGTATTGCTGCAGCACGGCTTGCCCGTAACGTAGCACCTTTAGCACTGAGCGTACCGCTTGGCATCGGTGTTGCTGGGCAATCAGCGGCAGCAGCAGTTAAAGATCCAACACAAGACAACGTTGTTAACGCTGGTTTTGATGTTGCCAATAGTTTGGCAGATTTAGTCGGTCTTATTCCGACACCGCTAACTGTCGGTGCAAGCGAAGGTTTGCAACGTGCGCTAATGTTAGGTCAAATGACTTATAATTCTAGCCGTACTTTACAGCGTTTAGCTGAAATGAAAAACAAGTAACACCCTATGAGTAACGTACTAGAAGCCCTACAGGGCGATTTTAAAGTATTTCTACAAGCCCTGTGGTCGCAGCTAGACCTACCTGAACCAACCAGGGCACAATACGCTATTGCCGACTACCTACAACACGGACCCAAACGACTACAGATCCAAGCGTTTCGTGGTGTCGGTAAGTCTTGGATTACTGGCGCATTTGTGCTCTGGACTTTATTTAATAATGCCGAAAAGAAGATCATGGTTATCTCAGCTTCTAAGGAACGCGCAGATAACATGTCAATCTTTCTGCAAAAACTTATCATTGAAACGCCATGGCTTACTCATCTAAGACCCAAATCGGACGATGCTCGATGGAGTCGCATCAGTTTCGACGTAAACTGTTCTCCGAGCCAAGCACCAAGCGTAAAATCGGTGGGTATCACTGGTCAGCTCACCGGAAGTCGCGCAGATTTAATGATTCTAGACGACGTTGAGGTTCCCGGCAACTCAATGACTGAAATGATGCGTGAGAAACTGCTTCAACTTTGTACAGAGGCTGAATCTATTCTTACGCCTAAAGATGATAGCCGAATTATTTATCTCGGCACACCACAGACAACTTTTACTATCTATCGTAAACTTGCAGAACGTAATTACCGCCCCTTTGTATGGCCTGCTCGTGTTCCTCGTAAACTTGCTAACTACGAAGGACTCATAGCTCCACAACTTCAGGAAGACATCGACAACGGTGCTAAAGCCTGGAATGTAACTGACCCGGATAGATTTAGTGATGAAGACCTTATCGAACGTGAAGCGTCTATGGGACGCAGCAACTTTATGCTGCAGTTCATGCTTGACACAAGCCTCAGTGACGCTGAAAAATTCCCACTCAAAATGGCTGATCTTATCGTCACCAGTGTTAATCCTCAGTCCGCTCCTGATAGTATCATCTGGTGCTCAGATCCTCGAAACGTCCTCAAAGAACTCCCAACTGTTGGGCTACCTGGAGACTATTTCTACTCTCCAATGCAGCTCCAAGGAGAGTGGGGTCCTTACGCCGAAACAATCTGCTCAGTTGACCCATCGGGTCGAGGCACTGATGAGACGACAGCAGCTTATATCTCGCAACGAAACGGTTACCTGTACTTGCACGAGATGCGAGCTTATCGAGACGGATACTCAGACCATACGCTTTTGGACATTCTAAAAGGATGTAAAAAGTTTAACGTCACCAAACTTGTTGTTGAAACTAACTTTGGTGATGGTATAGTGTCTGAGTTGTTTAAAAAACACCTTGCACAAACCCAGCAAGGTATAGATATTGAAGAGGTAAGAGCTAATGTCCGAAAGGAAGACCGCATTATTGATACCCTTGAGCCTATCCTTAATCAACACCGCCTTGTTGTTGATCGTTCTGTCATCGAATGGGACTATAACTCAAACAAAGACGATGCTCCAGAAAAACGTCTCCTCTATATGCTCTTCTATCAGATGAGCCGTATGTGTCGGGAAAAAGGAGCAGTCCGACACGACGACAGATTAGATGCCCTTGCCCAAGGTGTTAAGTATTTTACTGATGCTATGGGTATTTCTGCTCAAGAGGTTATCAAAGAACGTAAAAGAGAAGAGTGGAACGACATGATTGCAGCGTTTGCAGAAGATCCACAGTCTGAAACTAATCACATGGTTTTAGGTATGAATCTACAGCAAAAACGGCAAGCTAGAGGTTTCTCTAAAAACCAGTCAGCCACTTGGATCTGAGCGGTCCGTTACTTATACAGGAAGAAGGGTGGACTTCCTGTGTTGGAGGAGACCACAAATCTCCTCCTTCTTTTCTCCGGTAAACCGAATAAGGTTTATTTTTCCACCATTCCTATTAACAAAATACCGCTTATTTCGGTTTTACTACTGTATGTCTACCTCCCACCACACCGTAGAACTTGTTCACCACACACCTAAAGGTGACGACCTTATTGCTTACATGGCAAGGGTATCTAACCCCAATAATCAAAACAACACTAAGACAAGTGCTCGTTTGATTAAATACCTTATTGAACACCAACATTGGTCACCCTTTGAAATGGTGAACATGTGTGTTGAGATAAATACTACACGTAGCATAGCAGCTCAAATCCTCCGTCATCGTAGTTTTAGCTTTCAAGAGTTTTCCCAGCGTTATGCCGATGCATCACAGCTTGGTGAACCGCTAATGCCGGAGCTACGCTGGCAAGACCATACTAACCGTCAAAACAGTATAGAGTCAGAAGAACATAATCCGTTCCTTGACCGCCAAATTAAAGACCTTTACAAACACGCTCAACAGGTTTACGGTCAACTGCTAGAAGCAGGAGTAGCAAAAGAGTGTGCAAGAGACGTTTTACCGCTCTCAACCCCCACCCGCATGTACATGAACGGCTCATTGCGGTCGTGGATCCATTATTGTCAACTTCGCTGCGCTAATGGCACTCAAAAAGAGCATAAAGCTGTTGCAGAACAGGTAAAACAGCTTATTGCTATGTGTTATCCCGTTGTTTACGCTGCTGTGTGGTCGGTATGAAGCTGTTAACGCTTGTTATTGCTGTTTTATGCCTTGTTGAACTGGCTCACCTGAATTATCATTATCAAAACTGCCCTAA